CTTCAGCAGTAGTTAGACCTTCACCATGTGTATAAGTACCTGGAGTAGAATCATTTAACAATGCAGGGTTAGTACCTGCATGTGCTGGGCTTGTGTCACTAGAAAAATCTGAATCAGCTTCGTTGTAGAACGACTCCGTGCCAGTTTGGCTAGTGTAACGTGAGCGCATAGCGAAGATTAAGCCAGTTGGACCAGTCATTGGTTGAACTGAAGCAATATCATATGCGATTAAGTTAGGCATGGAACGACGTACTAATGAAATTAGTACTGGATCCCAGTTATCAACTGAAGATCCTGTTGCACTTGTAGGCGCAGCTTCAGTGATCATACGATCCTCATTCATTGCCTTCTCTTGGTTTTCAAGAATTACAGTGGTTACAGCTTTTTTGTATGAATCACCTATACCTGGAAGGGCGTCGTGATCTAGTACTGGGCTCCACTTTTCTTGTAATAGTTCTGTATTAAACATTTTTATGTCTCCTTTTATTTAGAACGTTTTACGTTAGAACTGATAGCACTCATATAATTATTCATGTCATCAGTATAGTTTACTTTTACTTCTTCATCAGACTCACTATCAATAGACTCTGTTACAACTTTCTCTGAAGGAAAGTAGCTTTCCTTTAAAGTGTTTAACTTATCTGTATAATCAGACTCGCTAACAAATTCTACATCTTCGATTAATCCTTTGAACTTATCTTTCTGTGTGTCTGAAAGATCACTCGCCACATCCATCAATATAGATTCACGCATAAGCGTAGAAATTCTTGCATTTTGAGAAGCATTAGTCTCAATTTGCTCATTTAACTTAGCCTCAAGATCCTTAAGCTTTTGCTCTTGTAATCCTAAAACGTCGTACTTTTCACTCGGAACATCAATATAATGTTGCTCGAATAAAGTTTTTAAGCCCGAGATAAAGTCTTCAGCAATTTCTGTTTTAAGACCATTCTCCGTAGCTAATTTGTTGTCTTCCATCCACTCTTCAACAACATAGTTTAAGAAAGTGTCAACCTTCTCAACAATGTTACCTTTCTCTTCTTCAACTTTAGATTGAACTTCTTCTTCAAGGCGTTCAACTTCAGCACGAAGTTTAGATGAAATAGCAGCTTCAAAAATTGTAGCGGCTTTCTTTTGGAAATCTTCTGAAAGGTTATCTTCACCTAATACTAATGCATTAAGATCATCTGAGAAAGTTTCTTTTAACTTCTCTGATTTCTTGTCACCAGCTTTAGCACTTTTAGTTTGAGCGTCGCCCTTAACTTCTTTTGCTTTCTTAGATGCTTTGTCTCCAGGACCATCTTTTTGCTCAGGATCTACTACTGCATCACCTAAATCTTCTGCGGCATCTTTACCCTTAGCTAATGTATCCTCTTTCTCGGCTGCTACTGCACCCTTCTTTGGCTTGTCTTGGTTATCAGCTTCTGCTAATACTTCGTTTTCAAGCTCCTCGATAATTTGATCGATATCTGACATTATTGTCTCCTATGATAAATGTTTTAAAAATTTTGCGAATGCTAATGCATCACGATTCGAATCTCCAGCGCGAGTATGTCTTTCGATATCCTCTACGATAGATACAGCATCTTTCTCTTTTAAAAGACCATTGTCCCAAATCCATTCCTTCCCTTCCATAATACCTTCAACGAAGGCAGAAGGTGCAGAAGGATCTGCAACGATATCAGCTGCTGTAACTAGCTGAAAATCCTCTTTTACATAATTTGCACTACCTGAAGATGATATAGACCCCATGCCCCTACTCGAGACACCTAGCTTTCCACCATCTTGGATTAGCGATTTCACAATTTCACCCATAGGAGTTGAAGCTATCTTAGCCTCACCTATAAAGTTCTTTCCATCTGCATATAATTCTGTTATAATATGTGAAACTCTATCAAGGTTAACAGTTGGACCATCAGGATGACCTAACTCCCCGTATGCCCTGCCTTCTTTAATGAATTCCTTATTATATCTTTTTACTTCTTTATTTAGAATATCAAATGGATAAACCCTGCCATTTCTATTCTTAATATCTGCTTGCATGAACACACCTTTAATAGACACTGCGCGTTTACCGCTTTCAGTTGCCTCCGTGATGTATTCTATATCACTTAGTTGTTCTGTAATTAGTTTCATATTAGCTGCCTAGTTCATTTCTTGAATTTACAATTTTACCACTCTCATCAAACCACATATCAGCAACAGAGAATCCATTAGATCCACCGTCAAAATGTGTGTAACGATAGTTTAATTGTAACATCAATTTACCGCTCTCTTGAACATTAAAGGTCCAAGGAACAAGATGTAATGATTTAAACATCTTAGGCTTTACACCCTTCACTAAATCAGCCGATTCAATATCAAGTGCATTACTTGATTTATTAACTGAAACTTTTAATTTAGGATCCATACCAATAACCTTCTTAACGAAAGCATTAGCATTCTTTTCAACAGCTTTTAAATCAAATGCCTCTAATTTTCCTTCATTAGATGCTTCAATTAACCCTCTTAATTCGTTTAATGTCTTCATTTTTAGCCCTGCTTAGGTATTACTTTACTTGTACGATCAATAACATTTTTAAGATCAAGTGTTAACTTATCAAAGGTAACTAGCTGATCATGTAAATCACCGTATCCTGAATGATTATCATCATCATCCATTTTAGATAATGAATCAATATCCTTCATCATAGCTTTAAGATGCTTTTGAGCACTAACTAATTGTTGTAATTTACCTTTATTAGTTACCGCTTCCACTACTACATCTCTGGCTTCGTCAAGCTCTTTGTATTGAGCTCCTGTAATTAAATTTTTAAATGTTTTCATTTTCTTCCTTTATACACTGTAAGCAACCGAAGTTACTTTGATGTCGGCTGTTCCCTGTAAGAACTGACTTGGGCTCTTTTGGATGTTTAATCTCTCCCCAGCTTTTACTGCAATAGATGTTACTACTGCTCCCCCTGATGTATCTGCAATTGATACTACCACTGTTGATGCACTATCGTTCAACGTTGATACTACCGAAGCAGCCCCTACCGTTGAATCAGATGTTAAATTACCACTAGCGTTAATTAATTTTATTGTTGCTGCCATGTTATCCTTATACTGAAAGTACTTCCCTTTCTAAATAATCCATTAAATCTTTTTCAGATACTCTAAATTTCTTTGCGATAGCTTTTATACTATCCTCAAAATTATTTATAAAATCAAAACTCTTGAGATCGACACTTTTAAACAAGTTATCCACTGCTTTCTTCATGGAAGGTGATAGTTTCTTATACTCTTTTGAATTAGAGCCCTTCTCAGCTAAAAGGGAATTAAGAGTCTTTTGGCTCATTAGCGTAATCTTTAGCCAACTCTTGGCGTCTATTATCCAAGCTATCTTTTAATTTATTTCCCAGCACATCTTTAAATGTATCTGTAGCTTTGTTATTATCACCTGCTACAATTGAATCTACCATATCTTTAATTTCGTCCATCTTATATTCTCCTAATAATCTTCTTCTTCATCTTCAATCTCACCATCAGACTTCTCTTTAGCGATCTGCTCTTTCATTTCAACAATATCTTCATCGGTAAGATGTAATACGTTTTTCTGTACCCAAGCTTTACTAAAGTAAGTACCAATGTGTTCTTGTATACTACCTAACATATCTAATCTAGTAGTTAGTATCTCACCATCTTTTAACTCGGTGAAGAAACTATCTTGAAGGTAGTCAATCTGTACATACTCTTTAAACGCTTCCCAATCCTCAGTTGTTGTTATGTTCTTAAGTATTAACTGGGTCTTAAGAATGTCGAGGAATAAGAATGCAAACTTCTTGCGCAGTCTTTGTATGAACTTGCTAAATTTAAGTTCATCCCTTGTAATCTCTGAATCCCTGCCCAACGTAAAACCAGCATCTGATTCTAGTCTTGATACCGGTACATTTAATGCCCTATAAAGCTTTCTTCTAAAGTACTCTACATCATCAATTTGACCTAAGTTCTCACCACCAGCCAGTGTATCGATTTCAGTCCCCCTTCCACCTTCCCTTCTAGGCAGCCAGAAATCTTCCATCATAGACATTTGATTTCTATCGTTTGAAACAGAGCCGGTAGATGCATTATAAACAACCTTATTACGGTATTTGTTCATAACATCGTTAAGGTATTGCTCTGCTTTAGACTTAGGAAGGTTACCTACATCAATATAGAATATACGACGTTCAGGTGCTCGAGTCATTCTGTAAATGACTAACGAGTCTTCCATAATGGTTAACTGATTAACAGGCTTGAGAGCTTTATGAAGGTAGCTTTGTACAACACCTTTCGATTGGTCTATTAAACCTGAAGGTACGTAAGCAATTGAATCTTTAGTTATCTTTAACCCTTGAGAGTTAGTAGCTGAAAGGTCAAACCCTTTATCGTTGTAGATGTAGTACTCGGTAATGTTCTTAACAATTTCTACACCATCTCGGTTCTTTTCTTTTTGTATATCACGTACCTTTCGAACCTTCTTACAATCAACAAAGCGCAATTCATTAATACCCTTCTTAGGAGCTTTATTATCAATTACCTTATGATAGTAGATTCGCCCATCAACATACCATTGCCTGAAGATCTCATGACCCTTGTTGCTAAAGTCTAATAGACTAACCACCGCATCAAACTCTTCCCTAATCTTATCTTTAACAGCCTTCCCTAGATCAGCTCCATCCAAGTTAAGGGAAACTGGTTGATTTAATTCAGAAGCGACAATTGCTTCATTAACAATATCTTCAATGGCTAGATCACACTCGGGATGCTTAGCAATCTCTCGATAGTTTTCAATTGTTTCAATATTATTTTTATCACGGCCATCCAGGTCCATGATGTTACCAAAGAAACCACCCGAAGCAATATCATACGCACCATCCTGAGAATCAGGTACTATGAATGTATCCGACTTTTTCGGTTCCTTAAGTCTTGTTACGTTAAATCCAAATATTTGAGCCATAATAAAAAAAGAAAATCCCTAACCTATAAACATATAATATATTTATAAGAGAGGGATTTAAAAGTTTTTAAGCCTTAAGCTACCCAGGAAGTAAATCTCCAAGTAACATCAAACGTTTCAATCGCTGAAGTAGAATCATAATCCAATTCAATTGGAGTAATGGTTGTTGGCCATGCGTTAATCATGTTGTATGCTTTAGTCACGTGATTGTTATGATCTAAATGTCTAACTGTTATATCAGACATATAACCATATCCACCATCGTGAAGGGAAGAACTATCACCAACATCGTTGATTTCATTCATCCATACTTCCATATGATTGCGGATATTCATGTTACGATCAACATAGAATGTAGTATTCCATGTCTCCCACTCTCTATCGCCAGCCACATATAAATGTCTGCCACGGAAATTAACATCAATTTCCGTGATCGTTTGACCTGGAAGGGATGTAGCTTTACATAACATTCTTTGCTCCCCAATTCGTGGAATAACTACCTCGAATTGGTTAGCTCTAGAACCGCCATCTCTTAACTGATTTTTAAAAGTATTAATACTTGGCATATTAACCTCCTATTTCTGAAAATGCAACGCCAGTTCTAACCGCTACAAAACTTAATGTAATAAAGTTAATAGAACGTGATGGCTTGATGAAAATCTCTGCCACGAACTCGTTGCTATCAATTACCTGATCAGTGTTGTTTGAACTATCGCAAACAACTTTAAAATCAGTAATCCCTCTACCGCCTTGAACATCTCGTAAGAAAGGTTCTACCATATTCTTAAATGATGTTCTTGAAAAATCATCATTAATTTCAAACATTTGTGCTTTAGCAGCTGTTGAAATAGCTTTTTCAAGAACAATGAATAAACGTCTAACGTTAATTCTATCAAACGCTGAAGGTCTTGCAAGACCAGTCTTGTCACCAAATAAAACAGTACCTTGACCTGGAAACGTAACAACTGGGTTAACGCGTGCCGGGTAAAGAATATCTCTTTGTGCTTGACTTGGATTGTAAGCTAGCTTAACAGCACCCCTGATCTGACCACGTGTCATGCCACCAGGACTAAACCATGGACTTGCTACGTTATCAGTATTCGCACATAAACCTGCAATATCAGCATTTAATGGTACCCAACGATAAACATCGTTGTACTTATCATACATATACTTATACCCTGAATCGAATACAATGTAAGAAGATGAGTTAAGTAAGTCAAAGAAATCTTTAACATTGTTTGTTTGAGTGATATTAGATGTAACACCTACAACATCAGCTCTTCTTGGAGATACAAAACCAACACAATCTTTACGCTTTTCACAAAGATTAATAATGTTAGCGGCGTGTGTAACACCATCAGAACCAGCTACTGTTGAACCACCAATAACTAAACTAACATCAACCGTTTCAGTATTTGCAAGGTAATCATAAGCTGACTTCAATTCAGCTACTGTTGCTGCGTAATCATCTGTACCACCTGTACATGCATCAACGATTGGAAGGCCAGCATCAACGAAAGTTGTATCTGCTCCACCTGAAACTAAGTTAGTTCCCCAATCAGTACCTGCAGTTGAATGATCCATCCAATATACTTGAGTAGATTTACTATTGATAATATCAACGTAGTAGTTAGTACCACCTTGTGGAGTCTTAGCATTAGGGTGCTTAGAAACAAAATCGTAAGTTTCAATAACACCGTTTGTTCTATTACCTGCTACATCTACATCGAAGCCTGTGATTGAAGAAGTTGTGTCATATACTACAATGTGCATTTCATCAGTACCAGCTGTTAAGCCTTTGTCTGTAGCCCATGTAGAAGTACCTGGAGCAGAATCGAACAAGTCGTTAAATCTCCATCTACGTCTAATTAGAGTGTTGTCAGCAATTGCTGATACAAGACCACCACCGTTTGGATCGTCTTTCTGTCTAATAGTTAGAACGTGAGTAGCAATACTTGTTACTTCATATTCCTGGCCATCAGTCTCTTGAAAGTGAACAATGTCCCCAACCGCGAAAGCTGTTCCATCATCAACGGTAATAGTTACATCACCAGCTGCTGCAGTAGCATCATTAACCGAGTTCGATGATGATAAGTCTTCCTCAAACGCCGCAGCGCCTTGACAAATAGAAACACCTAAACCATTACCCAAGGTACCTGCAGATTGTGCAGCCCATGAACCAACTGAAGCAGAACCATCTGCATAAGTGTTGTCGTAGATTTCTTTATTTTTGATTAAAAGGCCAGCTGCGTTAGCAGTAGCGTTTAATACGCCCGAAGCCGCTCTAACAACGTGTAATACGTTGCTATATTGTAAAAAATTAGATGCACTGAACCAATTTTCGAAATTGTTACCGTTTGGTTTACCAAATACAGATAGTAATTCTGCCTCTGAACCAATTGTAACTACTTCATCGATAGGACCCTTTTCGAACGTTCCAACCATGCCGCCATTAGAAACAGCTAAGCCTGGAATGTTGTTAATTAGATCTACCTCTTTAGTTTGCACACCAGGGGATACTTGAAAGCCCATTGTTTATTTCTCCTATGGTTTAAAAAAGTGTATTATTATACACACATATTTATAAAAAAACAACTCTCGATTGATATTTTTAGAGGATTTTATTCTTTAAATAAATACCGTATAATAGTTGCCTATTATCTGGATCTAGTATATAATCACTATGTGGGAGGGGGAAAATGCCTTTATACGATAAGTATAAAGATACTTTTAAAAATGTATCAAAT